ACTTCCCAAAATTCCTTCTTAGTGTTGCCAAGATCATCTAACTTAACTCCAGTGATATATGATCGATAATTAGACATATGTTTGTCTTTATCATTCAAAGTGCACACAAAATCACTAGTGCAAGGCTTGTTCATAGCCTTAAGAGTAGTCACCATTGTGATATCAGCAAGTGTTGACTTACCTACTCCAGATGCTCCATAGATCTTAATAGCCATAGGAGACTTTCGGAGTCCACCACTAACTCTGGTAGCAGTGAACTCTGTATAGATCTTTGAAAGGGATTCCCATTTGTTTTGGATAATCCTCTTCTCAGTTCCATTTGGTGTTGTTTTATATAATCGACCGAACTCTTCGACTAATTCTTTGAGTTCTTTGTCAAATATAGCTTCTGTGGTGTCAGTGAAGCGTTCAAGGTTACCATTCCTTGCATGTTCCCATTGCGCTAATTTAGTGATATATTGCTCTTCCAGCTGAGCCATCTTAGGTGATGAAAATAACAATGGGGAGATAGAGCCAGACACATAACACATATATCCTCCCTCAGCGAAGAATACAATTGTATCAATGATGGCGTCCATCAAATCTAGAGACGTAGCGTGCTTAGTTTGTGCCTCTATAGCAAAAATCTCAAAATTACCAAGAGAAATAGAGGTGGACTCTACAACTCCAAGTGTTACCAATAATGATAATACACGAGAAATTTGCGCGAATGCTGGATTACCAAGAAGAAGCTTCCAATTATGCAAAGCATTCTTCATTTCGTTCAACCAACGAGGCTTATCGCCAGATGATTGTGGTGTAAAATTGTCAAACAATTTGCTGACAATGGTAGATAGTTGTCCTGTTAATGAAGATTGGTTGTGAGTCTTAGCATATAAAGCAAGGACAGCAAGAAATCCGGATTCGTCAGAAACGCTCGAAAGCGCTAAATACAAAGCACAGAGTCCTTCTATCTTAGAAACGGCTACATCAGTCATAGTTTCGCGTAAATGTTGATGAATATTCGTGATGCTAGCAATACTAAAACCAGCTTGTGGTCTGTAAGCGTTTCTAGTTAAGTATTGGATTTTGGCCCCAATAGGCAGTTTATCGAAAACTCTTTTCGCGTGGTTTGCGTCCCCTGATTCTGGTGTCAGCAGAGGAACTGTGGTCGATTGGGTAGTCTGTTCAGACTTTAAACCTTCGCCAGAAATGGCCTCAATGGAGCTGGCCGATGCTCCACTCTCATTAACGAGAGAATTCATTTCCCATTCTTTCAATGGCGGTTGAGTGTTATTGTCCACACAACCGGC